GTTAAATTTTACTGACAATTAGTAGCAATACTAATTAAATACCCCAATGATCTAAAAGTTATTGGTTGTCCTCTAATCTCACTGCTAACGGGTGGGGTTAACTGTAGGACTGTCTACCGTTAGTATAGGAATGCCGCACGCCCCATATTTCATCACTGATTTATAAACACCCTCCTTCATCTGTTAAGTTAATAGTCGAACTAAGAAAGAGGGAGAACAATGTGCAAAAGCCCTGTATGCAATTCATCTTGGAAAATTAGGAATAATAAAGACGATCCCATTTCAAGGTGATGAGTAAAACTATTCTTTTCAAATTCTCAAATCTGTTTAAATTCTGGAAGGTAAGGTTTATACAAGCTATACAGAAAAGTGTTATGATCTTGATCTAGCAAAACTCATCAAAGAATAATTTAAATTCTAATTCAATGGAGCTTACTATGATATGTATCGCTATGGAAAGGATTTAAATATAACTTGTTGGAGTAGAGATAAATGCACAGAATATGCAGCATACCTATTAGTCTTAGAGAAAGACCCTGAATTTAAAATTCAGAAGATTTGGAATGAACCTTGTGTTATAGGCTCCTAGTCTATGATCTTATAAGCTATTTTGAATAAATCTTAAATCGATTTAACCTCTATGTTCTAAAAAAGAGGTATTTATTCAAAAAATTATTTGATGATAGATGTTGAGCGCCTCCCCGTAGGAAATAAATGGTTCATAGGTGATTTGACTACTTCTTAATTTATTATTGTAGATTCGGAAAAATTACCAAAAATTCCAAATGATGCTATTCTTTTGATCAAAGATGCATCCTAAGATGTCATACATCACCCAGAATTATTGTCATACCCTATAGTTGAAATTGGCAAGTTCTAGACAAATTATATCTCTTTTCCCTTACTTACTTGTTCATCAATGAAAATGTGTATGGAATTGAGACTAAAATTTTCAGAGAATGATTTCGGAGATCTCGTTCCATTTTTTTATGCTCTGAAAATTTAGGGGTAAAATAAGTATGACACACCGATGAATGAAGGTTGTTTATAACGATGTTTAAATATAGATGATATCAATCCCACCACTTAGTTAAAGGATATCAGATCTGTAGGAAACACTAATCAGCATCGTTTTTAAATAATTGATTATGAGACACACTATCATATGCTTTATAATTATGGTTAAAATAAAGATAGTGATAATCTATTCATCGCCACCCTAAATAATCTTAAGCCCATCTTAGGAAAGAATTCAAGAGCACGATAAGAGGAGGAGGAAGAAAAGATCGGTAAAGGGAAGTGGGTTAAAAAAGAAGGATAAATTGCAAATTCAGACCCTATGTCTTAAACTGACAAAGTAGAATAAATTCTGAAGAAAAAGAATCTTGAATTGTTGCAGATAGAAGAGGAAGAAAAAGAAGAATTAAAAGAATATATGAATCTTTAGAAAAAAGAAAGTTAAATATTCTTAGAAGCAACCACTGTTTAGTTAGACCGCATCCATAGAAACTTTACAGACGATATCACTTAATTCTCACATTGGTAAACATATCGTAGTGCTTTATACCCCTTGAAAACTTTTTCTGTAATTATGCCTACCATAGATACTGGTATGTGCTTCTGGGTTTCTTTATTATTATCATCTCCATTCACCATTGATTATAAAGCAATCCTATAAGATTTTTACACTTAATAACCCGTAGTCTATTAACTTACTGTTGATTTAGAACGTTCTTAAGTGTTGGACTTTCTGCACGCACCATGGTTTATGAAAGGACAAGACAATTCTTTATATTAAAGATCAGAATTAGTTCGTGCCCATTTCCAGGGTGCCGATTTAGGAGTCACTGCATTTGAAATGGTTTATTTAGCTTATATATTTTAAGTTAATATTATTTCAGAAATGGGAAATATGGATTTAGCTCCGGAAGCAAAATTCGCTCTTAAGCAAAAATACGGATAATCCATGTTTGACCATATGAATGATATATATGTTAATAAACCACGAGCTCTCTTCACAGAGAAACACAGAGATTTCTATATCACGCCTAGTATATATGCAACAAATTTCAAAGGAATACAACATTGTTTCGCATATTACAGACACGGGCTAAAATCAAACTTAGAATTTACTTATCACCCCATACATGTTATTTTAAGGAAATAAGGTTATACTAGAACTCAAATTGGTACTTATCTTTATGATAAAATTGTTGATTTCTAATAATCTTTTCAGAACCTGTCCGCCTAAGATTATGAAAATATTTATAAACAAGCAGTTTATAATGGAGAGTTGGAATTCACAAAGAACATGATCGATTATTTTTGTGATACTTAAAAAACCGCCTTGATTATATCTAAATTCTTTGTTCCAGATAACTAAGATGGTTAAAATTAATTTTTTATTTTTGGTCAAGCATTCGAACACACTACTTATTTGTTGACAGAAGGTAATGCTAAAGATGATGGAAATAGAGAAGAATTCCAAATCAACACAATAACGGTGGGTAGTCACCAGGTTACAGAACATCTAGATACTAAAGTTTTTTATTAGGGAAAAGACATGGAAATTAAAGACGTTGTGAAGATATATAGAAATTTCTAAATAAATAAGCGAAAAGTTCACAATATCTAAACTTAAAAAGAAGTATCAGATGCAATAGCACAAGACATGATAAAAGCAGCAAATTTAATGTCTATAGAAAAATCCCTTCAATCAAACGGGATGCGATTATATACCTCGAAAAATAATTAGAAATCTATATCTTAATTATATTAAAGAAAACCAGAAGATACAGAGTAATAAGCTGAGGTGAATCGTTTTGAAGTGCTAAGAACAGACATATTAATACCAACAATAAAAAGTTATTTTATTGATCATATAGATAATATTGTAGGTGTTTAATTTGATCTGTTAGAACCAATGGACTTAGTTGATTATGTAGTGTTAAGAATAATAGAACACGTGGTCAGTTATAATGTGATTGAAGAAGTCATGAGTAATCACGTCCATAAAAAAGCAACAAAGATTTTAACATAATTCTTTAAAATGGGATCAATGAAGAGTGTGTTAAAGTTTTTAATGTAACCTTTATATTAATTGAGAGCAGATGTTATAAGTCTCAATGGCAATGCTACAAATTAATAAATAAGTAAGGTTACTAGTCATTGGTCTCTAAAGAAATTTAGTATATATAATGGCTCAATAGTGGATTATTCTCTGGTGCTATAAATGCCTCCATAAGCTCTTGACTTAATCAAATATCACTTTGGTGATTGTTTGAAATTTAATATGGATAACATTAAGAAATTAGAGAAAAAATGTTACGGACATGCTGTCTTGCGTACTTTAGTTGATCTTATGACAACTATAACACTTTCTAACATAAAACCATTATTTGCTGATATAGGATCAAAATTCCATAAAATATCTAGAATTTATAAAAGGAGATTTCTGGCATTTCGTGCAAAATTTGCTCCTTTTGATAGTACATATCTCAGACAACATACTCCAGAAGAATAAGTTATGTTGTGTAACTAGTTAGTTACAGCAGATACCCGTTTTGAATAACATGTAGGGGATATACTATCAATTGATTCTATTTATTATCCTGGAGTTTTGGAATGTATATTATCTAATCTTAAGAGAGAACCAACACGAACAGCAAGAGTAATATTCAATGCTTACACTGATAAACAAGGAACATATAATTTAAATTATAATGAAGGTAATTTTACTATTTTTGAAAAAGAAGAAATGAATGAAGGTGTTATCAGTAAGAAGAAGTTTGTTTGTATGAGGCCTAGTTAAAATGGGGACCCTTATGAACATGCTTTATTTGATTGGGATTATTCAGTTTTCCATAATAAAGCAGATAAGGGTTTTATTTATACCACTAAATACCATATACCCACTTCAAGTCATTCAGCATTAATTTTGATGGAAATTCACTATGACCCAGCATTCAGACACAAGAAGTATACAGCTCCTTAACCAATATCTTTAGATACGTCGCTTATCTTTACAAAAACAAGTACTATAGATATTTAAAAATATGTAGATCTGGCTTATTCCTATTATACTACTAGTGAAAAATCTTTCAATGAAACTGGAAGACAAAAAGCTTTTAATTATATTTGCCATTAGCTGCATATTAAGGATGCAAGTTCAGTTGAACAAGAATAAATGCATAATGCTATCACTATAGCCTAAGAGAAGTTTGCAAATTAATTATTAGTAAATAGGAAAATTTGTTAGTAGCTACAAGCTGCGTATCTTGATACTGAAGATACTATATATCCAGATGACTTTATAAGGAAATTAGGTGGTATATAGTACGGTCCAAAAGAAATGGAATTGTTGTTCAAAGAATATTAAGCAGCAACAGGAGAAACAAGTTGGAACACAAAACAAATAGAGAATGTTACGATGGTATAGGATCTAGAATCTTAAATTACTCACAAAACCAGTATACTGTCAAAAACATTAGATTTTGTTCTTAACATTCCTGTTTTATCGCCACTTGTCCAATTGTCAAAGGTCATGAATGTAATGCATATAGACGATTTTGATGTGAAGAAACGCAAAGAGTAGGCATAATAGAAAGCTAATCTCTCAGGTAAAAACGTAAAATTGGCCAGAGTAAACCCATTAGACTAAATGGGCAAATTTTATGGGAGGAAACGATTATTAGGTGAAGGACATCCGTTCGCATAAGATAAAGTCAACCTTAATAGATTATAAGCAACCACTTAAGCTAATCAATTAGAAGTGATACCAGAGCTTTATAGCAATATAGAAACCAATGAAAATTTGACAGAATTGAAATTGTTTAAGCCTAACGGAAAGAAATTCAATGGAACTGTTTAATAGTTCTTTCCATACCTCAAGAAGATATAGCATAATTAGGTGGTTGAATATTATAACGATATGATGATCTAAAGATTAGGAGAAGAGACTCAATAAAATGTTATGGCAGTTAATTATGTCAATAGTGCATTTGGAATATTAGCAAGACATACTACATCAAAGTTGTTTCCAGATGAAGAAATTGTTCAATAACTAGCAGATTCAGTCAAAGAATCACTGAGCCATGACTCTAAATCTATACCCCATGATTTTTAATACATTTAATGGGATGAATATTTTGATTAATTAGATCCAAAAAAGAAACCTTTATACAAAAGTGGATATGAATTCTTCTAAAAAGAACATAGGCTGGTTAATAGTTATGATTTGATTTAAAAAGCACACGAATTTCATTCTAAAAAACATAAAGATATCAAGCCTAGAAATATATTTAATCCACATATGAGTATAAAAGCCATATTGGGCTGGATTAATTTTAATCTTATAAAGATTTAAAAGAGAGTTGATAAGAAGTTTATTCACGGTAAAAATACAGGGGATTTGTCTAAATTTATTGAAGAAAGGGTAAACATGAGACATTTTTAAAAACCTGTTTTTTTGATGTGGGATGGATCTAATTTTGACGCTCACTAGCATCATACTTTGATAAAAGCAGTTGATTTGTAATATGTTGAGAAGTATTTAAAAGATGTGTGTATGGGTATAGGAATGACTTATAATTAATATACAATAGTAAAGTAATCAGTAGAAGATTTAACCGTAGACATAAAAATGTATTACCCCGGCTTTACTAAATAAAAATTGATGATGACTGCAAAATTAACAGGAACTACATTTACAGGCAGTCCTCTATTTACAACATGGGGCAATACTAATAGAATGAAAGAGTATACAAGGCTTATTTATAATTAAAATCTTTATCTAAATAAGCCAATTTAATTGCATGCAGGAGATGATGTTTTGACCATATAGGAGGAGTCAGACGTACAACATACATTAGATGCAATGAAGAAACTTTCATTAACAGATCCTCCTAAAGAAACTACTAAATATGGCCTTGGATAAATATTTAGAGATTTCTACTAATCTTCCACCAATTTTGAATTTTTAGCTCGAAATGGAGTTAGAATGAATACACAAGTAACCATGAAGAGGAAGATTTAAAGAGTTTTATTAGGTAGCCATCTGACTAAATCAGTACCAACTAATTTAACTCCAAGTTAATATCATTAAGCTGTCACAATAGGTTTATAAGCTTATGTAAAAAGTGATAGCTAGGTAAAAGACTATATTGAATAAAGAAGAGAAAGACTTATTCATGATAATATGACAATTAAGTAAATAGATGATTATGAAAATTCATATTCATATCAAACTCATATTAATGATAGAACACCTCTATTCAATAGCAGAATTTTACTGACTTTGGCACCTCATACTTTAAAAGCTAATTTCAGAGATATTAATACTGAAGCTGTGTCTTAATGACAACTTCTTGAATACATTGATTGAAAGCAATGTACATGATCCCTGTTTGGAAAGGGACTATCAAGGACTATTGCGCAAGCTATCCTTACCAATTGCACCTAGCGGTGCGTTTGCTGTCGACCAAAACATATTGATTCCCTATCGTTGAAGATTCAAAAATAAATGTTTGCGGCCGG